CGCTATTCGTAAGACTGGTGAGCATTTTAATTTAAGAATAAAATTAACTGGAGAATGGAACAGTGGCGCAAACTGGGCGGAAACTCACTAAAAGAAAATGGCAGATTTATAAAACTAAACAATATCATGCTAAGAAAAAAAATATTGTTTTTAAGCTACGTTTTAAAGATTTATATTTTCCTACACATTGTCCAGTGCTTGGCATCAAACTAGATTATTGGGTGCATGGTAAAGTAACTATGAATTCCCCAAGTTTTGAACGATTAGATAGTAATATTGGTTACATAAAATCTAATGTTTTAATTGTTAGCATGAAAGCTAACACAATGAAAAACTCTGCAAGTTTAAAAGAGTTAAAATCTTTAGTTGTGTTTTTAGAAAAAATAAAAGGAGAAGAGAGTGCGTGAATTAATTATTGATGGAGACATTACTGCATACAAAATAGCATCTCAATGCGAAGAACCAATTGATTGGGGTGATGATCTATGGACATTACATGGTGATGCAAAAAAAGCTGCTATTATGTTTGATAATGAAATTGATTTTTTACATAAAAGTTTAAAAGCCACTTTCATTCGTATTGTTTTTTCAGACAAAAAGAATTTTAGAAAAAAATTATATAAAAATTATAAAGCTAATAGAAAAAATAAACGCAAGCCTTTCTTACTAAATAGTATAAAAGACCATGCACGTAAAAACTACGTGACAGAAACATGGTCACATCTTGAAGCGGACGATGTGTTAGGTATCTTAGCTACACAAAAGTACCAGTATGAAAGAGTGATTGTTAGTATAGATAAAGACCTACGCCAGATCCCAGGAAAATTATCTGTGGATGGTGAAACAATAATAAAGATTTCTAAAAAAGAAGCAGACACATGGCATTTATTACAATCATTAATGGGTGACACTGTCGATGGGTATTCTGGTTGCCCAGGTGTTGGTATCAAAAAAGCAGAGAAAATCTTAGGAGATGAGCCTACTTGGGACAAAGTAGTAAAAGCATATGAGTACGCAGGACTAACAGAAAATGATGCTTTTATTCAAGCTATTATGGCTAAGATATTAAGAGCAGAAAATTACGTTAACAATAAAATAAAACTATGGAGAATAAAATGATTAGTAGTGCATCAGTACAAGAAAGCCATGAGGAATACATGGCAAGAAAAAGAAGAGAAGAACCAAAAAAAAATTTAGATTTGTTTTTAGAAACAGAAGACATTGTTGAAAGACCTAGTCATTATACTAGATACCCTATTCAACCAATTAGTTTTATTATGCGTAATGGTATGGAATTTTGGCGTGGCAATATAATTAAGTATGCAACACGAGCTGGATACAAAACGTATGATGATCAAACAGAATCTGAATCGGAAATTACAGATTTAAAAAAAGTAATACGTTATGCAGAAATGAGAATTAATCAATTAAATGGAAAGGTAGAACTATAAATGAATATATCCACTCGTGCATCAGTTGTCACAAGACGAACTTACAATAGACCCCTCAATGAAGAAGGAACAGTTTTTGAAACATGGGAACAAACAGTAGATAGAGTAATAGAACACCAACGCTGGTTATGGAGTCGAGCTATTGGTCATAAAGATCTCTCACAAGATCAAGAATTTGAGCTTGATGATTTAAGAGAATTAATGATAGATAGAAAAGTTTGTACTTCAGGTAGAACTCTTTGGTTAGGGGGTACTCGCATAGCCCGTGAAAGAGAAGCATCACAATTTAATTGTACATTTTTAGAAATTGCTACTGTGCATGACGCTGTTGATGCTTTGTGGTTACTAATGCAAGGCGCAGGTGTTGGTTTTAAAGCTGTTACTGGAATTTTAAATGGCTTTACTAATCCTATGCAAATTAAAATAATAAGGAGTAAAAGACATGAGCTTCCTGAAAAAGAACATAAAGGTAAACCGTTTAATTATGAGTGGTATGAAGACGGTATTTGGACAATTAAAATTGGAGATTCTGCGGAAAGTTGGGCAAAAGCTTTGGGAAAAATGCTCGCAGGTAAATACCCCGCAGATACATTGGTTTTGGATTTCTCAGAAATTAGACCAGCAGGAAAAAGACTTAAAGGATACGGATGGATTTCCTCAGGGGATGATGCAATATCACGGGCTTTTCCTGCCATCGCTGAAATCCTCAACAAAAAAGCGGGAAGATTATTATCAAAAATCGATCTTCTCGACATCATCAATTGGTGTGGCACAATATTATCCTCTCGCCGTTCTGCTGAAATCTGTTTGCATGAATTCGGAACAACACAATGGGAAGAATTCTCAACAGCAAAAAAAGAATTTTGGGTAAACAACCCACAAAGAGCGCAATCTAACAACAGTTTAGTTTTTAAAGAAAAGCCAAGTAAAGCTGAGTTACATTATATATTTAAATTAATGCAAGAATCTGGGGGATCTGAACCTGGGTTTATTAATATGGAAACAGCACAGAAAAGAGCTGAATGGTGGAAAGGTGTAAACCCATGTGCTGAAATAGCCCTAGGTAATAGAAGCCCTTGTAACCTCTCTGAGGTTTGTCTTAGTAAATTTAATGATGATTTTGATGGTTTATTAAAAGCAATGTATTTAGTAGGACGAGCTAATTATAGACAAACATGCGTAGATCTTAATGACGGAATCCTTCAAGCATCATGGCACGAGCTTAATGAATTTTTAAGATTATGTGGTGTAGGACTAACTGGAATTGTAGGTTGGCAACACTTATATAATGACGGAATGTTACAAAAAGTAAAAGATGAAGCATACAGAGGTTGTGATAGCATGGCGGATGAGCTGGGATTACCTAGAAGTAAAGCGGTTACAACTGTAAAACCTTCAGGAACTTTGTCTAAAATTATGGATTGTACTGAAGGTGTGCATAAACCGTTAGGTAAATATATCTTTAATAACATTAACTTTTCTAAGCATGACCCTTTAACATCTATTTTAAGACAAGCAGGTTATAAAGTTTTTGACAATCCAAATGACCCTGATGCAACATTAATTTGTTTTCCAGTTAAATATGATAACGTAGAGTTTGATAATGTTGATGGAAAAGAAATAAACATTGAAACAGCTATAGAACAATTAGAAAGATATAAATGGATTATGAAAAATTATGTCGATAAACATAATTGCAGTGTTACTATTAGCTATGATGCTTCGGAAGTAGACGATATTGTTGCGTGGATTTTAGACAATTGGGAATATTATGTGGGTGTTTCTTTTATATATCGTAATGACCCTAGTAAATCTGCTGAAGATTTAGGGTATCTATACCTGCCTCAAGAAGTAGTCACAAAAGAAAAATATGATTCTTATGTAAAATCTTTAAAAACAGTAGGTGATTTAAGTGGTGCTAACTCGTTTGATGAAATAATTGAAGACGAGTGTGCTACTGGAGCATGTCCAATAAAATAATAAATTCATAAAGCCTTGCATTCCTTGTGTTTGCAGGGCTTTTTTTTCTTAAATATTCATTTAGAAAGGTTAAAACATGAAAGAACCTCAAGATATTACTTTACCTATTTCCGCAGAAGAAACAATTAAACTTTTAGATGAAACTTTTCCTGAAAAATGTGCGGATTTATCAATGGAAACGAAAGAGATTTGGTTCAAAGCTGGGCAAAGATCAGTGGTAAACTGGTTAAAAGAGCTTTTAGACCGTTCTCACAACAACATTTTAGGAGAATAAACTATGTGTATGGCTAGTAAAAGCAGTCCCCCGCCCCCACCTCCAGCACCTGAACCCGTCAAACCACCAAAAATGGTAGACAAAACGTATACACCAGAAGACCCAAAACCAAGAAAAGGTAAACAAGCATTACGTACAGATATGTCTATAGGTGGTACAGGCAATACTTCTGGATTAAATATCCCAACTTAAAGGTTTAGTTATGCAAACAGGATCATTAGTATCAAAGTATTCAAAAATGGCGGAAGACCGTAGGGTTTATCTGGATAGAGCCAGAGACTGTTCTGAGTTAACTTTACCTGCACTTATACCTTCAGAAGCGTTTGGAAAACATGATGATTTATATCAACCATTCCAATCCGTTGGTGCTAGAGGAGTAAACAATTTAGCTAGTAAATTACTGTTATTATTACTACCACCAAATCAACCGTTTTTTAGATTAAGTTTAGACGCTGGAACAGAACGAGAAATGACTGAACAAGCAGGTGTAAAAGCAGA